AAGAAGAAGAGGAGGACGAAGAAGCATGAAAATGACACTTGAATACGACGAGACAGAGCGATACGAGCACGAGGTGGCCTGCAAGGCGCTTGATATTTTGATCTTGGTGGATGACATAGATCAAGAACTCCGATCCGCTTTAAAGCACGAATGCGGAGCGTTCGCGAAACTCGACGAAGACACAATGGAAGCCGTTCGCGCTTGGATTTGGGAGGAACGAACCAAGCGCAATATCCCAGAACTGATATGAAGGGGTGGAAAAAGTGGATGGCAGTCGGATGCTCGCACGGCGATCAGATCGACCCAGAGGCACGCAAGGCCGTTCTCATGTTTAAAGAACGCTGGAAGCCCGACACGATCATCCATCTAGGGGACTTCCTCGATCTTGCCGCTTTCCGCTCTGGTGCTATTTCAGACCCGAACTCAAGCGACCGCGCGGCCAGCATCTCGGACGATCTCAGCGCCGGCATTGACTTTCTTCACGAACTCAGACCGCAACATATTCTCTACGGCAACCACGAAGCTAGGCTTTATAAGCTCGCATCTTCGCCAAACGCATTGGCCGCGCACGCCGCTACGCTCACCATTCAAGCCATAGAAAAGACAGCGAAGGAACTAAAGGCGAAATTATACCCATATCACATTCGTAGCTACTTAGAGTTAGGTGGATGCAAGTTTATCCACGGCTATATGTATAACGTGCAGGCCATCCGCGACCACGCCGAAACCTACGGGCAATGTGTTCTCGCCCACCTTCACCGAGTAGGATGGGAACGCGCCAGAACACTTGATGGGCCTTCGGGCTATTGCGTCGGGATGCTGGCTCGCTTTAATATGGAATACGCGAGCACGCGCCGCGCGACATTCGGATGGTCGCAGGGGTTTGCGTATGGCTATTACAAAGACAACTCAATAAACATAAATCTATGCGAACGAAAAATAAACAACCCTTGGCTCTTGCCGCTGTAAACGAAGCCTGGGGCGCTTTTTACCAAACGACAAAAGTCGAGAGCGAGAAGGAACTCGCCAAGCAAGGATGGAAGACGATCCGCGCAATTTCAACGGAATCAAAAATGACCGTTGCCGCGATTTCTTGCCGAGTTGAAACGGCTATTAAAAAAGGGACGCTTGAATCAAAAAAGGCAACAATACAGACGAATCAAGGCGCTCGCGAGGTAAATTTATACCGCCCGATCTCGAAATAAAAAAGCCCGCAGAGGCGCATGGGCATTGGTTGCGCTCATTTGTAAAGACTTTTCCCAAGAATTATTTTCGCACTTCGCAAAAATTTTTCTTTTCATCTTGAATGGAATGAAGGAGGGTTTGCACATCGAACGGGACGAACCCGAACGATAGAAAACAAAAACAGAAAACCAAAAATGAAAATCGAAATCAAATTCACAGACGGAACAAGCCGGACAATCGGCGGCAGCAACGATATTGCAGCGTGCCTAGACTACGATCTCGGTAGAAATTGGGCAGAGTCAGGTGGCCTAGTATGGGCAGCAGAAGACGCCGAGGGCCACGAAGACGACTCTAGCGCAGAAATTCTAATCGACGGTGTTCGCACTAGCATCGACAACCTCCCACTCTAATTTTTAAATATATGGAACCACTCACATTTCTCGCCCTATTTGGAATCTGCACTTGCTGTGCATTTATAGCCGGATACCTAATCGGCAACATTAAAGCCACCTGCGAGCTGGAACAGACACGCCGCTGGTGGATGAACCGCCAAACCCGCAGGGAGCGCCGGTAATGACTCCTGAGGAATTACATGACGCGGAATGCCAATTCACCCGCAACCTTCTCTGCGGGATGATCCAGCAAACCGTTGCCGACCTGCAAAGCGAGAAGGTTTTCTTGAGCCGGCAACTAAACGAAGAACAGGAACTCGATAGGAACTCGGCAATTCACTTCATCCGATCAAAAGCATTTCAAGGCATCTGCGATGTCCTCGCCCTGCCAGCCGACAAAATTAAAACGAAAGCATTGAACCATGATATTAGCACTCGATCCAGGAACGACTCACACCGCGTTCGTGCAATACGACCAACAAAAGATTGTTGATCACGGTCACCTTCCCAATGCCGAGATCCGCCAGATTCTCATCGGTCGCGAGTACGACCGGTGCGCTTGCGAGATGATCGCCAGCTACGGCATGGCGGTAGGCTCCAGCACCTTCGAAACGTGCGTATGGATAGGACGATTCATCGAGGTTGCACGGGTGGACGTAAAACTGATCTTTCGTAAAGACATTAAACTTTTTCTCTGCGGAACGATGCGAGCCAAGGACGCGAACATTCGCCAAGCATTGCTCGATCTCATCGGGCCACAGGGAACGAAGAAAACCCCAGGGCCGACTTATGGAATTAAGTCGCACACTTGGGCGGCATTAGCTGTGGCCGTTTACGCAGCACAAAACAACAACAACAAATAAGAAAACATAAATATGAAACCAACAACTGAAAACGTAACAATCAAAGCACCTAACATAGTCAAAGCACGATTCAACATTGTGGGAACTGCGCCTTATATTCAACTCCGATTTTCGGAGAAGGCGATCAACACCATGATCGAAAAGCACAAGCTCGGATCGCAAGCAAACAAGAAAAAAGCCAAGGAAGCGCGAGACTTTGATGCAGACTTCGTAGCAGCAAAGCACGTCAGCAGCGAGGGATGGGAAGGTATTCCAGCCGGAGCATTCCGAAACGGACTGATTTCCGCCTGCCGATTGGTAGGGTTCAAAATGACGCTGGCCAAGCTCTCGATCTTCGTAGAGGGCGATGGGTTCGATAAGATTGATGCGGTTCCGCTGATTAAGATCAATGGAACATCGGAACCACATATTATGCACGCTCGGAATGCAACCGGCGTCTGCGACATCCGGGTGCGTGCGAAATTCTGGCCTTGGTCGGCAGACATTAACATCAGCTACGATTCCGACCAGTTCACATCTACGGACGTTGCAAACCTGCTTCAACGAGTAGGTCAACAAGTGGGCATCGGTGAAGGTCGCCCCGATAGCAAAAATTCAGGCGGCATGGGCTGGGGAACATTCACCTTAGCGAACGATTAATATGAATTTCGCCACGGCGACAATACAACCCGCAGCGGATTCCGTGGAATCCGACTGCAACCCTACGCAGGCAGGGCGCGGCTCGGCCTTGCATGGCTCGGCACGGCAGGCACGGCGTGGCGAGGCGCGGCCCGGAACGGCAGGGCTTGGCAAGGCAAGGCTTGGCAGGCGAGGCAAGGCCGGGCGTGGCACGGCGAGGCAGGGCATGGCGTGGCAGGCAGGGCGTGGCATGGCACGGCGCGGCGAGGCCGGGCACGGCAGGCGGGGCATGGCACGGCGGGGCCCGGCCCGGCGAGGCGAGGCATGGCAGGCAAAGCACAAACCGCAGCGATTGAGCGGGGTATAAGTGGATCGCAAACAACAAACAAAAATAGAAAATGAAACTGATAAAACAAGAAAACGAGATCGAATCGAAAAACGATGAGATCAAAAAACAGTTGGAAGCAATCGCGAATCGTCCCGCAGGACTGAACCCGCGAACGCTCCTAACGGAAGCAGCAAACCCACTCAGCAGCCTTCACAAATACTTTGAGTGGGACGACACCGAAGCCGCTCTCAAATGGAGGGAGGCGCAAGCCTACGATCTTATTCGTAGAATCAAAGTGGAAATCACAACATCGGATCAAAAGACGCTGACGGTTCGCGCCTTCTGGCCTATTAAACACGTCGAGGAAGACGGCACAATCGACAGCGCAAAACGAGGGAGCTTCATGCTTGTCTCAAATATCATGGATGACAAGGAAGCCACAAGGCAGGTCATCGAAAACGCAAAAAGTGAACTGACAGCATTTCAAGTGCGATACTCAAAGCTCGCAGAAATCTTTGAGTTCGCCGGGCTGTTCAACGAAATTCAGAAAATCAAATCAATATGAAAATAACAAAAGGAAAGCAACAACGCGCCCAGCGCGTAGTAATCTACGGCGTCGAATCCGTAGGCAAAAGCACATTCGCGGCCAAGTTCCCAAGGCCGCTATTTCTCGACATCGAGGGCGGAACATCGCACCTGGACGTTGATCGTTGTGAGATCAGCAACTGGAAACAATTAACGGATGCGTTAACTGAGGCAAAAGCCACCGACTACAAAACCATCGTTATCGACAGCGCAGATTGGGCAGAACGCCTTTGCGTTGAAGACCTACTCGCCAGCACCAAGAAGACCAGCATCGAAGATTTTGGCTTTGGTAAAGGCTGGGTGATGGTTGCGGAAAGAATGAGCCGGTTCTTGTCATCTGTTGATCAACTCATCGACGCCGGAAAGAACGTGGTAATGATAGCGCACTCCAAGATCGTCCGCTTTGAAGCTCCGGATGCGCTCGCCGCATACGACCGCTACGAACTCAAACTCAGCAAGCAATCCTCGCCACTACTAAAGGAGTTCGCGGACGAACTTTGGTTCTTGAGGTTTAAAACCAAGGTAAGCACA